CCAGTCTCTGGACCAATCACTAAGTCTACATATTTGGTCATCACTAAACTGGTTCTGAGTTGCCACTTCCCCGCCCTGGGTAGATAGCGGTTCGATTCGCTTCTCTCGATCAGCGCACATTCGGCATCTCCTACAGAGATAAGTAACACATCGGGATTCTTGATTACGAGCTCTTGGGCGACCTGTTGAAAGTAAGGATACCGCTTGTGGTAACTCGAACCTGAGAGTACCCACATGACAATAAAGCGGCCCGGATATTTGTCCCTAAAACCTTGGGCCATGACTTCTTCCTGCTCGCTGAAAAACAGCTCCCCGTTAAGTCCCCTGTCGGCATATCCGGCTTTGGCAAGGTGGTTGTCATAGTAATTGGTCTCCCCCACTTGCTGCTGCACCGTCCGTACCGCGTTATAGAACACGCTCTCTTCGTTCAGTTCGGGGTGCTTCGTCCGAATGTGCTCCATCATGTGCATCAGTCTGTTATCGGGGACCAGCAGCGTCTCTTCCGCTGCCCCGGTCAGGTTAATGAACTTGTCGTACTTCTTTGCCAATTCAACCCAGTAATCGAATAGCGGTCCTGACACCACGCCCCTGTTGGGAACGTAGTCCTTGATCTGTACGGCTATTTCATCGACGTAGGGGCAGTATTTCAGAACGTCTTTGGCCGTTTCCGAACCGTTGACAGTGACGTGATAGCCCTCTTCCTTGAGCTTTTTAAGCACTGGAACAGTTTGTATGAAATCGCCGATAGCTCCGTAGCGAACCACCAAAGCTCGCTTTCCGAGAGATTGAGTAGCTATACCCTTAACAGGACTTGCAGTAGATGCGCACTTTAGGAATACGAGCAGGAAGCTGTACTCGTCTTTGTCGCCCCTGATTTCATCGGCTAGTACCTCCGCGTGCCCGATCTTGCCTATCGCATCTCGAATCTCTTGGGGATAGAAATCTTTGGCATGGTAGACGTTTGCGCCCTCTTCTCCTTTGTTGGGATAGAAATTCTCCCAATCCTCGCGGCCCAATTCCTTAGCTACTTTCTTTGTCAGCGGCAGATAGAGGATCAGCCGGCCTCCGGGCTTGAGAATCCTCCACCACTCGATAAGCACAGCTTCGCTATAGTGCATATCCTCAAGCGTATGGGAGGAGTAGACGTAATCGAATAGCTCATCCTTGAAGGGAAGGTTAGACACGTCCGCGATAACATCTGCCTCCTTACAGGCGAACGTGGACATGCCCATATCCACGCCTATACAGGAATGGTCTCTGCTCTTTTCAACCTTCAGCTTCCAGCAGCCGCAGCCAAGATCTACACCGTGGCCGTAAACAAATGGGGCTATTCTGTCGTGAATCTTCGCCGTCTCGTTGCCTTCGCTTGCGTCAATTCTCCAAGTCAATCAGTTTCTCCTGATGGTAGAATTTCATCGGAACCGCCCCTTCACATACCTGCAGAAATGCGGGGAGACCGGTATCCAGTCCGGGATTTGGATCGGCGGTTCCCTGTCATGGTCCGCACCGCAGCACTACTTTGTAAGTCTCGGTTACTGCTGGAGTGAAAGCCGCACCCGTAGAAGTCGTGGCCGTGAAAACCGGAGCCGAGAATGAGTATGTCGTCTCATCGAAGATGATTGCGCCGCCTGCTCCGGTGATTGCGTGGACATCAAGCGTGCAAGGGGTGCTCGCAGACGGAATCGTATTTGGAAGAGTTACCGTAACAGTAGGAGCCGCTGAGAATGACGCGCTACCAGACGTAATCGTGAAGCAGCCAGTATTCGTCCATCCCGGTCCTGTGCAAACCGCCGCGCTTGCGCCAGTTCCCCAACCAGTGCCGAGAGAAATGGCTCCATTGCTCAGTGCGGTGCCTTGATTCGCGGCGATCACTACCGGCATCAAATTACCGCTATCGGTTAACTGCTGGATCACGGCCCCGAAAGAGCTATTCACAATCTGAAGAGTTCCACCCGCCACACGGAAGAATTTGTGTGGGTTCGCTGCCGCTGCTGTTTGGTCGAACAGGTCTAGTGTTGCGCCCGAACTGCCGCCGCCATGAACTGCGATTTGCAGTCCCGTTGCGCCGTTTGCGGTAGAGTCAATTATCCCGGCAGTTCCAAAGGCCGCTGAATTTATCATATTTGCGGAAACCTGATTGGCCGTCATTCGGCCACCGGCTGTTTCTGTGAACTCTAGGCACGCTTTCGATAGATGCCCTACCGGACCAGCGCCGCAAGAAAGCCCGGAGATATTGCTTAGACCACCATCCACCATCTTGATTGAGCTATAGATATTATTAGTGCGGTTGGTGTCGCCAATGAAAGTGATCCCCTGAATGTTGTTTAGGATTGACGTTGTGGCCGCGCCTACCGTGTCATATCCGACAATTTCGATATCGTTCTGATAGTTGCCCATCTCGATTGCAGGACCGATCATTTCTTCATTGATTAGGTTGGCAGAGCCGCCCGAAGTCCCACGAGCGAAGATGCCATCCATCTGAGCCTGTGCTATATCGGCATGATTGATTCGCATGGTGGGCGAGTTCACCAACTCGATGTTGTCGCCCCACGCCATCGATACGCCTGTGAGTGTACTGAGAGTTGCCGCCGTTCCTGCAGGATAGTTCCAGCATTGGCCAATCGTAATCGTCGTGGTGCTGGGAATAGCCGCCACGGTGCAGTTGAAAGCGTTGTTCACCCGTACCGTAGTGCCGACGAGCGAGGAATCCGTGCTCCAGCTTCCGCTCGTCGCCGTGATTGTCGTGGAAGTAGTGTTGACCGTGGGAGCAATCCCTTGGATGTTGAACTGCGTAGCTTCCCCAACGAAAATATCCGCACTGGCATTGGCAAAGATACCGTCTATGCTGTTATTGCCGAAAAACGACGACCGGAACGACGCACAGCAAGAGGAATTAAGCCAAGCGCCATGAGTCGAGCAATTCTGGTATACGACACTTTCGGAGTCGTACCGGAAAGCTCCTCCAGTGACAAGAAGGCAGACTCCCCCAGTGGGATTGTTGCTTTTGTTCCCATCTAGGATGAGGTCACGTACTGATAGCTCAGCCACGCCGTTGACTGATACGAGCGCTGCTAAATTGCTGCCATTTGCAGCCTGCAATACCGTAGGCCCAGCTTTGATGCCTGAGCCGCCTGCGATTGATTGGGCCACGCCAAGTATCGTTCCACCTACTGATGCGGAGGAGATACCCGCTGAGGTCGTATACGTTCCCCCTTGAATAAACCGCAAGGTATGGTAATTGTGGGCGCTTGCTCCAATCACGACAGCGGTTGTCCAAACAGAACCGCACGCTTGATCCACCCAAATTTCACGCGGGGTGTTTCCGGTTGCTACATCGGCGGTATTGATGCGTGCTCCACAATCGGAACCTGGAAACCACGTTGCCATGATCGGCCCGGCACCATTCGACCCGAGAACAATACTTCCCGTACCCAATAAAATCTGCACGTCAGGAGAGAAGATCGTGCCATTAAGCGTGAGTGTCCAACCTGTTGTGGTGATAGTTCCGCCAGCAAAGAATTGAATGGCAGAACTACACGTTACATTCGCCGTCATCACAATAGGCTTGCTAATCCCTACCGTTCCACTTGCTCCTGCTGCCGTACAAGCATTGGTCAATCCCGTGGAGTTGAGCGGGTACGTCACTCCATCCACGAAGATGATGGAGTTGAGGGAAGAGGGGTTGAGATTGGCTACCCATGATCCATGCTGCCCGCTATTGTCAGGCAGGCAGTGCCATTTGTTCCCCGTCGATACGTCGATGTATTCCTGGTAGATCGCGCAGGTTTGAAAAGCTCCCGTACCAGGTGCGCCGTTGCCGGTAATCAGTTGTGGCTGGTAGGTGTTGCCTTGCGCCATTGCCAGAACTGGCAGAAGGCTAATTAATCCTAATGCGCCTATCGCCTTCAATAGCTTTCGATGGATCGACAAGTGTAAGTCTCCCTAGGTCGTATCTGAGGTGATAAAGCGGCATTGCATCCGTTGGCGCTGGAGGCCAGTGGGACGATTTGACTCTCAGCATCAACACGGTAAAGTTCTTGCTGATCTCGATTCCGTCTAGCTCTGAATCTTTCGGCAAGAGCCCATCAGCCAAATCGACCAACAGGCCAAAGAATAGTTGCGGCTTTAGGGCGACGCAGTGCTCCCACGGAGCCGTCTGTGAGGTGAAGAAGAATTGGATCAGACTGTCTACCCCTTCATCCTCGAACCCGATTCCCTGAAAGTGCGCATCGTGGGGGATCGGTAAGTTGGGATGAGTATCGTGAAGAAGCGAAAGCATCTGCTCGGGCCGGATCACAAAGCCACGAGTAAACTTCGCCCCGCTGATAATGGAGGATCGACCGGAGGTTACTGCCGAGAATTTCTTGAGTTCCCCGTTGGGCTTCATTCCACCTGTAGCAAGGTAAGTCCGCGACTTAGCGGAAACTCCACAAAGCGAATCCCTGGTATCGAAAGGAACTCGTCCCAATGCGCCTTGGCTTGTTGGTCAGGTTCTCCCGGCGTGGTCGTCCTAAGTCTTGAGGTATCGTGTAGACAAGCCATAGATCCTGAACGAAGCAGCCCTCGTTCTAGGCAAATCTTCAACTCTTTGCAGCGTAGTGGGATCTGTGAATCGAATAGCGCGAAGTCGAAGATGCGGCCCGTGGTACTGAGATAGTGGATAGAGTCAGACACAACGATGTCGGCCCAATCCGCCACGCCGTTAACTCGCAGCATCTCTCCTGCCCACATCGCGGCTTTCATCTCTATTTCCACGCCTACAATCCTGCCGACTCCGTTGCGCTTCAATGCCTTCGCCATGGCTGTAGTGCCGTAGCCTTTGAAGGTTCCGGTTTCGAGAACGCTTAGCGGCTTCAAGCAATAGACCAATGCGTGTAGCAGGTTCAGGTATTCGTGTTCGGTAGTTTGGGTATCCTCGGAAGTAAACATCCAGGCGCGTTCTTCTTTGACGTGGCAGTGATGTAGGGTTTCTACTTTGTCGGAGAGCGCCCCAAGCATGGTCTGGGTGATCTGCGTCATTCCTCGATCACGCAATGCACTTCGTTGTCCTCCCAGCAACAGACTTCGTGTAATTGATCGCCAATCCGTCTAACGAAACAATCAAGAGGCAATGTGGATTGCGGGTTATACCTGACTGCCGTACAGCCTTGAAAGAGAAGGGCGATTGCCACAACGACAACCGCCCCTGTTCCTTTAGACAAACTGCGGTGCAAGCCCCACCGATCCGGTTATGGCTCCGATTGTCTCGGTCGCAGATGCGGTTCCGGTACAAACGAGGCCGATGGTAAACGCCGATCCTCCAGCAAGAGCCACTGAAGGAATGAACGTGTTGTAAGCAGCCGACGCAGACGACTGCGCCAGCGTGCTAGCCGGTGAAGGCGTGATCTGTCCCGTCGTGGTGTTTGTCCCAACCACAACGAAGAATTTCACGCCAGCGGGTGGGGTGGTAGGAGTTGCGGTGACAACCCCTGCGATACTGCATAGGAAAGTAGGCTCAGCCACAGGCAGAAGCTGCGTGGTGCCTCCGGCTATGATCTGGCCGGAAGCGGTACAAACAGCGTTCTGCGCTGCGATGGTGAAGGGACCGACGTAACTTCTGGAATCTGTGTATGCCATTAGTTTTCGGCCTCCTTATTTACTTGTGATGTGAGCGATTCGTTCGCTCCCATCCGTTTGCTGGTTCCAAATTTTTTGAAATCCCAAAAGCGCATACCACGCGATACCTTGCGACCGACCGTAATCAGTCGGCACTTTCTCGCGCAGTTCCTCGGGGATGGCAACACCTTCCATCACGGCGTCAAAGCCGATAGCTACGGCCTCTCCTGCGGTGGTGGTGGTGCCGGGGGCGTTAGACAGGACGTTGGTCTCTTCCACGAACCGGCCCATGTAGTACCGGCCAGCCTCACCGCGATACAGGTACTCCGAAAGCGTCTCGGAATACTTGGTCACGTCCACGAAGCCGCCCGTCTGGGTATCGGAGAAGAAGCCAGACAATGCGCCCACGCTGCAAATCACAACGTAGGATTGCCCGTCATAGAACGGGATGTTCTTTTTGCGCATGTCATCGCAAATCGCACGCCAGTTCGTACCGTTGAGGTTCGAGCTGGCTGTGGTCGATGCGGTGCCATTCGTAGTGATGTTCACCGAGTTTGACAACGAGCAAACATAGGTGAGATCGCTAGACTGGAACTGCGCCCCAGCAACGGAGTCGAGCGTGATCGCCATATCGTTCATCAGTGTTTGCACGACCGAGTTATCGACATCCAACTCAGACAATGCCACGAGCTGATTGGTGAACGGGATAGCGTTCGCATACTCGCTGATGGTTAGGGTTCCCTGGTTGATGGTAAAGTTGCTCTCAGGGATGGTGGCGGTTTCGTTGAGGCCCGAAGTGCTACCGGCAGTGACGATGGGCTGAAGCTTGTCGAAGTAGACTTTATTACCGCGACGTGCTCCCTTGGCTCCTTTGATCTGAACGAATTGCCGGAACCGCTTTAGGGGTTGGGCCTTGATGCGCAACTGGAGCGACAGTTCATTGTTAGTGAAAAAGCCGCCCAAGCTGTTCGTACCGAACAACTGTGAAGGCATGGACAGACTCCTCTAGACAGCTAGATTGCTGCCTGCTGATCGAACCGAAGTCCTTAGCGACGTAATCCGCGATGGGACTTTTGCTCTTGTTCCTTCAGCATCGCCATATGCTTGTCGAATGCGGCATCGGCGGTTAGCGGAGCCTTCGTAGAAGGGTGTTCCGTTGCTGCGGCTGGAGCGGAGTTACTGAGAAGCGGAATGGTCCGCGTCTCTTGCGTGAGTGCTTCCTTGGCACCCTCTGTTCGGAGTCTCCCGGTGAATTGACGGAAGGTGTCCGTAGCCTTGGTTAAAAGGGCTGCGGGATTCCGTGCAAGCTCAGGGTCCGATTGTGCGAGCAGGGTAGCCTCGAAAGCCACACGCACTTCATGTTCTTTCAAATCCGGGTTGTTCGTGCGCCAATTCTCAGCAACTTGCTGAGCGGTTAACGCAGTCTGAACCCGTTGCACTAAATTCTTTTCGATGAACTCCTTAGGGTTAGTTGCAAAGTCGTTGATGATGCGATTGTTTTCCGCCTGCTCCTCTGCGATCTGTGCGGGAGTCTTAGGAGCTGGCGCTGGAGGCGGAGTAGCTTGGGCTTTCGCTACAAGCTCCGCTTTCTCTTGCCCCTGCCTGGTAATGAGCTTTTGCGCTTCGTCATAAGCCTTCTCTAACTCTTCGACGGATTTGTACTTCCCGGCGTAAACTTTCGGCTGTTCTACTACGGGAGGCACTTCAACCTTGGTGGCTTCCGCGGGCTTCTCTTCTGGCTTTGCCTCTACCGGCTTGGGGGTGTTTTCTTCATCACTTATATTTCGGAATCCAAGGTCTCTACCTGGTTCCAATGCCTCCATTGAAGTATCGCGGATAGAGCCATCTGGCTTCTGATCCGCCATGCGAGACTTCGTTACTACGGGCTGAGAGACTTCCACCTTGGTAGGTGGAGGGGTAGGAGTCGGAGAGCTGGGTGGCGCTCCTAGATGCTGTCCGCTTTCGTTCTCGTTTAGATAAAGCTCACTGGTGGTTCCGGCTGCTGGCATCAATCCTCCACTATTTCTATTTCGTAAGTGCGGTGCGGGTCGGTAACGGTGTGGCACCACGAACGATGTCTGGGAATGTAATTAGCCACAGTGAGATCAGTAGACATCCCACACGGCACGCAAATTCCTAGCTTGGGTTTCGGCAGAGAGTTAACGTACTCAGCAAAGGCTTGCTCGCTCATATTCGGCGGTGAGATCAACTTCGTACCTGTGCGTTTTTCACGAATGTAGTTGCATCTCTCCCAATTGCCGCTTCTCTTCCCGCTAAGACTCCCGACGCTATATCCGCATTGCGATCCGTGGTCAGGATGAAGTCATGCAAGAAGCGAAGCGCTCTCAGGTAAAGCCTTAATTCCGACACTACTTTCTCATCGCAGATTTCAAGCTGTTGCTGAGCCCAAAGTATTTCCCGGTCTGCCTGTGTAACGATTAGCTGATAGCCCATCGAGTCTTTGATTTCCTCAATGGCCCTTCCCCGTTCGATCCAGCCTTGCAGCTCAGTGTTGGGCCTGCTGAACCATTTCGACTTTAAGCCGCCCTTGATCCGGTCGAGCGTGGCCCCCGCAGCCTCAACGAATTCCTTGAGCTTCTTACGGGAGTCGAGTTGCTCTTGGGTGGGCATTATTTATAGATTGGGCCGCCGCGCCACGGAGCAAACACGTAGGCCTGGGTGGTTGTCTGAAAGCCATAGTGCTGATGGAATCCGCACGGTCGTTCAAATGAACACGAGCCTTCCGTGCATAACACGTCAGTGCCCTTAATTGGCTGGCCTTCTGTTTTAGTTAGTACCTGACTTGTGGCAATTGACGCTGCCGGGACCGCCATTAACAACGAACCAAGAAACTTCCGCCTGTCCACTATTTCACCCTCTTGAGGCGCGGGTTGCTGCGCTTAGCCGCCCCGGAAGCGTGTCGCGTGGAGTTGGCAAGTATTGCTCCTGCCGCTTGCTGCGATACGCCTTCCTTCGCAGCTATTTTGCCCTGCACAGCCTTGAAGCCGGAATGGCCGTTGTCGTTGTGCAACACGCCGTCCCGGTTATTGCCGTACAGGTCCAGCCGGTCAGGTCTGTCGCGGTCCGTCAACATGGTGTCGGAATCGTAATCGCTCATGCGAGGATCGGCAGCATTCACACCGTAGCCTCTTAGGTAGAGTTCATCAGAAGCGTTGCGGGGCAATGGCGCAGTACGTGGCTGGAAGCTAGGATAGGTTTGAAACGCTACAGACTGATCTGCTGATCGCATTGCAGCCATAGGACCGTGCAGCGTGGGATCGGCTTGTTCGGTTTCATAGTGCGCTACCGTATCCACGCGCTGCGGTGCCGGCTCCAACTTGTCTACTCCTTCGCGTGAACCGAAAGAGCCGGGAGGGATAACTTCTCGATAGCCCTTATAGACAGGCGATAATTTGCCATCCTTGGTATCACCGTTGGCTAGGAGATTGACTTTAGGCTGTGGTGAGCGATTGATAGTCACATCCAACCCAAAGTTCTGGCTTACCGATTCGGTGATGTGTGCTGGTACTCTTGTGCGTGCCATTTACTTGCCTCCGAAAGCAGCCTTACCAACAGCCCTACTAAGACGCTCAAGCGCTTCTGTTTCTCGCTTCACTTCATCATCTGTCTGTTTGTGAGGACTGAGAATTTCGTTCCACCAAGTCACGAAGCTCTCTAGTGGTTTCTCCCACATACTGCCGTCCTCACGAAGGGCGATGATCTTCTCTTGGGTGCAGATTATCTGGATAGGCTTATGCATTTACCCTCGGACGGTTTCGCGAGGCTTCGTGAGTTCCGTGTAATCGTAGAACTTGGGCACCCCACCTGGATCGGCAGTCTGCCGCTGATACTCCACCGCGCCGTGCAGCTCCTGCGGGCGAGTCTCGGAACCTTCGTAAGCCTTGGTCTCGATGCGCCCACCCTGCCGTGCGTTTTCCTCAGACGTTCCGGGGATCTCTTCTACTGCCGGCACAACCATTGCTTGACCGGCCTGCGGGATAGCTTTCTCCGTTGCAGAACCTGGGATTGGTTTGATGTCAGGCATTGCTGTCTCCTTTAGATTTGGATTGTGAATCTGGTCCTAAATATCCATCGAAGTCGCTCTGTAAATCGCTTTGAGGTTCGGCCCGCTCGATGGTGATCTTTAACCCCGACGCCTCTTCGTCCGTCTTGAGTCTTGCGAGAATATCCACAAGGCGCGGGGCATCCATGGCGGGAATAGGTTGCTCCTTCACCTCCTGCTGAGGGACGACGCGGCTGGAATACACCATGTTGTCAACCGGCATCTCGGTTGTGTACTCAGAGCGATTAAGGAAATTGTTAATCTTGCTGTTCCTGTCACCTCCAATGACTGATCCGGCATGAGCCTTAACTGGTTCTTTCATTTGCCCTCACCGGAAATTGTCTATCGTATTTCACGCTGCTGGCCCAGGGGCGGATGGGGGTTGCCCTAGACTCATGGCCGCATCCAGCAATTTCTGTAAGGTCTGCTGATCGTTCGCTTCTCGGGAAGATGCGATCTGGCCATGCGCTCGCGCCATCTCGGTAAGGAAAGGATTCTGCTGAGCTAGTGCGGCTTGCCTAGACTGCTCTTCCATATCATCTGCGCTGGGATCGAATAGCTCATCAGGATCGGGAAGATGATAGGCATCTGCGACGCGCCTCAACATCTTGTTCAGTCTCATCCCTACTGCGCTGATAGCTTGCGGTCCGAACTGTGCTAACGTCATCAGTAGGTCTTTGTACTTGGAAAGATTCTGCTGGCGCTCGATGGTTCGGGAAAGTCCACGAGCCTCAAAGTAGTAGCGTCCCCAAATCAGGTTAAGCCGTGTCTGGATGGGTAGCTGGTCGAGAACTTTACCCGCATCTCCAAGCAGCATTGTCCAAGTCGGATTGCTGGTAGCATCGACAAACTGGAAGGCTCTGCTCCACATCTTTTCAGCAACAAATGACAGGCAGTTGTCCTCGATGATTACGGCTATGTCGGCCAGGATCAGCGTGGACTGGAGTTGGGTTTGCTGAATCTCTGTAGCAGTAGTCTCACCTTTGACATCAAGTAAGCCCTGCGCTTGCTCGGTGATGAAAGTTCCTCGTTCGTACTCCTTGTTGAGTGATTGGAGAAAGTTGAACGAAGAGTTGCCAAGCTGGGGGAATTGAACGCCTTGGACAGCATTAGGACCAGCACCAGCCCTTTTATAGAAGACCTTCCCCGGCTGGACGCCGGTCTGCATGTCGCCTTCGGGATTCTCCAGGGCACTTGCTTCCACCTCCAGCATGGGAACTACGCTAAAACTTAGGTGATCTTCCTGTTTCTGTGCGGTCCGATCGGCGGCATCCTTTACGCTAAGATTCATTTCCAGCAAGCCTTGGCCGGGAAACCGGCCGGCCACTACCAGCGGAGAGAACACGATGTACGGAGGTAGTCCATCCCAGTAAGGGTTATCTTCAAACTTCAGGATGGTGGTTCGGTTGGCAATCAAGATGTGCTGGTTGGCTTTAACGACTTGTTGGGTATGTACGTCGATGATGTCGCCCCAATACTCCCAGAGCAATGCTTGCTTTCTGTAGTGCTCTGCGGGGATGAGCCGCTTATCGTAGCGGGCGAAATCACGAGTGTATACCTGGTCCGCGAAGTACATCTGGTCGGCAATGCGGTCAACGTGTTCGAGTTCGCTCGTATTCTCGAATCCCTTTTGGGCTTTGAGCTCGTCCACGTCCACCAGGGTTTCTTCGATGATAAAATCAAGGCGGTTATTGTCCCGAGTACGAGGGCCAAACCAGATATGAAAAGGATCAATCGATTGAACATAGAGTTGGCCCTCCTTCCGCTTCTTCTGGATGAGTAGCGGTCCGGTATCGTCGCCCTTAACCGACAAGTCGAATACGTTGCGATAGCCCCAGCCAACCTTCAATACTCCCAACCCGCAAGCCGCCCCGAACTCCAAAGCGTCTCGGAACTGGCTTCTGAAATGCGCGTTGTTGGCTAGCTTTAGTACGACCTTTTCAACCAGTGGGGAGATGTGCTTGATGTCGATAGTCGGGTTATAGGACGATCCCGGATCGACAGTTACCCATTGTTCGGACTGTAGTAATAGCCTAATGATATTTGCGGCAAAGTTCTTAACAGCGGAGTGAGCCTTGGCATAAGTGAGCCGGGATTGCCAGGGAGCCTTATCATCGAAATCCTGCTTGTTACGGTACTGGCCATAGCAGTCGAGCCAGGTATTTCGGATGATGTATTCGCGCATGAACGCTTCGTTGCGGTAGCGTTCGATCTGAGAAACAATCTCAGCATCCGAGAGACCCGCGACTCGTGTCTTAGCTTGATTAGAATCATCGCTGTGCGTTGTTCCCTGATCGGAGTCACGTTCAGCCGGTCCGGTGTCAGGAGAAACGGAGGTCGGAGGACCTGGAGGCATCCCGAAAGATGAAACGAAGTTAGTAGCTATGGCCTAATCCTCAAGCAGGGGCAATGCGCTGAACCATTCCGCATGTCGTGGGTGAAGCATCGTCCGCAGAGTCGGCAGAGATCGCAATTCCCTTCATCCGGCTTAGCCTTCATGCAGTAAGAGCTTCTCACTCTCCGCTCCACCATGCCTGTTTCTGCTCTACCCTGTTGGGCATGGGAGGCTTCTGTAGCTGTCGCCATTCGGTTGTTCTCGTTCGTGGCATTTGACTGGGAGTTGCATAGCCCTTTACAGGCTGCGTGTTTACAGGCGTGGTGCGGTACTGCGGAGCCGGGGGCTGCTCCCTGACTCGAATTGCTTGCCATACCGACGAGTTGGCGAAGTATCGCAGCGGATCGTAAGCGTGGTCGGGAATACCTGCAGCCCGTTCTTCTGTGAATTCTTTCTCTCCGGTTAAGGGGTTACGTGTTTCCGCATGGCGCTGGAGTTGGATCTGGTCGATCAGGTTCTCGCAGCGGGAAGAGATAAATAGGCGCGGCGAACCGCTAGCCTTAGTAAGAGGATTCCGCAGTACAGGGTTGACATGCATAAGTTCTTGCAGGTTGGAGATAGAAGCGATTTCATTGTTATCGGCCTTGATAAGGTAGAGCCCGCACTCGCGGTACTCCTGAGCGGTGGAGGTTACTTGAGTCCTGCGGTCCCGAGTAGACTCGAAAAAAACGCTTGGGTCGGCGTAAACTCCCCTGACTGAATACCGGTTGTCGCGCATGAGTTTAAGTATTGCGCTTGCATGCTCTCTAATCGTGATCGTTCGTCCGGGAGTGGATCGTTTGTAGTATTCATGAGTGATGAAATGGTAGTTATCGCTCGTGGACGCCGAGAGCAAAAGACACGTCGGAGCAGATAAGCCGTAATCAAACCATCCCCAACAAGACTTAACGTCCATACACTCAAAGGGATCGAACTTATCAGCGTCATAAACGTGTATCTCTCTCCTGAAGTCGGGGTGGATAGCTCCCTCGAATATGTCCCTTGACCCGTAAACCCATCTGCGCTTCCAGGCTTCCGGCTTACGCATCAGCATGTCGTAATAGCCAGGAGCGTACTTATCGAGCATGGGCTTATTGATTGCGCTCGAGCCGAAACAGTAAAAGCGGTCTGGGTGGCCCTCCCAGGTGAGCCCGCCATCCGCGTAGTGCTTCACGTCGTTATTCCCAAACACTTCGGGATGGAACCGGAAGTACACCCAATCGTGCCCGTTGACGTTGCACTCCCCCCAAAGATACGGAGGGCAGGGCTGCTTCCATTCCGGCCTCGACCATCGTCCGATGCGGGAGTCCATGTATTCCCACATCTCGGGAGCGATTTCTTCTGCCTGTGAAACGAATGCTCCGTTAATTTCAAGTGACCGGAGATCGCCTTCGCTCATGTCGTCGAGGTGCATCCAGAGGATCTGAGCGCCGTTCTGGAGCGTCATTTCTTCTTTAACGTCGCGCTTGATCCAGTGTGGAGGGCAAAGCTTGTCAAAGGTCTTGCGAGTCGTGTTAACCAGGCTCTTGTAGGTTTGACGCGCTACAGCCCAGCGGGAGCCGGGGAACTCTTTTGCCAGGATAAGCAGTCTTTGGATGCCGGAAGTGGTTTTGCCATTTCCCACCCCGCCATCGAACATCGACTCGCGCTTGGTGTTCCAGATGTAGGAATCGGCTACTGGAGAGGATGGCTCAAATACGATTTGTTGAGCAGCGGCTTTAGTCAACTTCGTGGCATTTGTGAATCTTTGGCAATCTTGGAAGTCCCTCCCCACATCTGGGACAAAACTTCCAACCCTTACCAAACATGAGCCGGTACATCACTTCATCCTTGTCTTGCTGCGAAAGGGAGAGCACTGACTTCAAGGTATCTTTCATAGCGGAGCTGAGGGCATCTCCACAGAAGCAGGCGTTTCGGTCGTCTGGTCTAACTGTTCGATGAGATTCATCAAATCCTGCCGGCTGAGCTTATTGACCCCTTGCGGCGAGAAAACCAGTGGAACCGTGAAAGGCAGCGGCATATGGACCTTCGAGAGGTAATTTAGCGTCTCGAAGTCCTTACACACGATTACGTCGCCTTGCTGCAAATTGAGCTTGGAGATGGAATTCAGGAAGCCAGCCTTGGAAAGCGGGTACTTGTGGCTCATTCGACGTTCGCCAATCCCCGGCATTGCCAGCAGTGATAGCCCTTCTCTTTGCCGTGGGCGCAGGTTTTTACTTTCTTTACAGGCTTCACGGCTTCTTTGATAATCGCATGAAGTTGCTCAGCGACACCCTTAGTCATAGATAAAGCGGCACGGTCAATCTCTGCGTGCTCTGGGTGGTTCTTTTCGTACTCCGCGAGAATCGCCTCTGTGCCTTGCTGTCCGCGAACCTTGCTCAATAGGACTTCACCACACCACTCAGACACTGAAAGCTCACCAGACTGCAATCGAATCCACTTCCAATCGGCCTCTGAGACGTAAATCGTGACCGCCTTGCGCTTGTCGAATTTTCTAGGTCTACCCTTTTGTGCTGTAGTTAATACGGGCGCCTCTGTTTCTACCGTAGATACTGGAGTATGTGATGTATGAATGTGGGACTCCAACATTAAAAACACCCCGGTAGTGCGTGCGCTTCAACCAACGAGAACCCGGTTCAAGCCGCGGGAGTCCCTCCGAGGGGTTATCCCGGTTGTTTCTGACCATCCTAAACGCTGCGTTACCCCTATTGTTACCCCTAGCGTTCGGTCGCCATACATATAATCAACAAAAGATGAGACTTGACACCACAGGCCTCCTCGTTGGCTACGAGGCGCTCTCATTTGTTTCGCCTGATTGCGTATCTTCCTGACTTGTTTCGTCTGCTTGCGTTAACGTAGCAGAAAGCATATTTCCAGTCCTAAGTCTCTTAATTCTGTCGTTCGATGCGCCAACGATCACCATTACTGGGCCATTCCCGAATACGTTGGTTGGAGCTGCCTTATCGTCTCCGTAACCTCTATGCAGTCTCAATAAGGTCTCGCGAGCCTTGAAGCATGTGCCATTATCCCTTACATTTACCTGTTGCGTTACAACTCCATCCTTGGCGAAGAATTCTGTTTTCTCCGCATCGGCAAGCTCGACCATCTTCATCACAGCCTTATCCAATCCGTAATCTGCTCGCTTGAGTGCTGTAAGTAGTTGCGGCTCCAATCGCTTAAGGGCTAAGAACACGCCATTCTTGGTCATGCCTTCTTGAGCTGCTATCTCAGGCAGGGTTTCACCATTAACCTTACGCTTGATGAGCCTGCGATCTCTTGCCTTATTGCTCACTCCAGGCATTAAGCTCTTGCTGCCCTCAACTGCGCCCTTCGTTCAATCTCTTTGCCAGTCTCGACATAGAGCAATATATCGGTCACGCCAGCCGTGGCATGGGTCTGTTCGAGTACTTCATCGGATAGCTTAGTGAGGTCTCGCACTCGCCCTCAGTCTGCGCTGCTTCCAATCGCTTGCGCTTTGCTCTGCACCGTTTGTGCTTGCCTGGGTTCAAGAGCTGACTGCCACCGAAATGGTTTGAGCCAATGTTATCGCCGGCCAATGCGTCCTTCCTCAAGTAATTCGGCAATAGCGGTCCACCGGCCCAGATTACCTCGAGGATCTCGCCTTGCTCTCCTAAGTGATAGGATGGTCTGATTAGTCTTTGCAAGGTCATGTTAACTGCATCACCATCATGTGTGCAGGTTCTTTCTTGCGGCTGGCCGGCGAACTCATTGCACGCCATTCCCATCTCTCAAATCCGCGCACACGAATACGGTCAAAGTTGGCTTTGCGTTGCTGTCTTTTGCTAAGTGGGACTTGGGAAGCGGGTATCTGACTAATAGCTCGGTGGCCTCGTCACATCAGCTCTGACGGTGAGCGCCTAACTGATCTTAGCTATACGGTATTCGATGTAGGTTAGTCAAGGTATGCGGTGTACTTTGTCCGCTTTTGGTACTAGTTTCTCCTGTGTCTCATATTCTTTGCAACAGTCCAAGCACCTGCGCAGCCTCAGAATGACCCAATCGACGTAAGAACTCATTACGATCTTGCTCTTAGGCGACTTACAGTGAGGGCAGCGCACGCTATGCCTTCCCCATCGCCGCTTTCTGCTTCTGGAGGTCGGCCTCCAAGTTGGCGATGTATTCCTCGTCTGAGGCTACGCCATAACCGCGTTCTAGCCACTCCTTACGTTGGCGCGCATGTTTCGCTTCCTCACTCCTCGCCTCCAGTACCGCGAGGTCCAGGTCGCGCTGGGTGTAGTTTTTCTCGGCGTAAGTACCGCGAGTATCGCCGTAGGTCTGTACCCAAGTATAGCTATGGAAGCCATCGTGACCTTTGGCGGCATTACAGCGCAGAGTCTCAGAGCCGCAACCTTGACCAATTACGAATCCGCAAAGCTCTCTCACTTCGTTAACTCCCCTCTTCACGTCCTCAGGACTGAAAGGCAATTCGATGTACTTCTTCACTTCTCTAGCAACCATCGTACATGGACCGTCATGATCTTTTTGCTGACTACAGCGTTCATGCAATGTGTGCCAAGGACAGCGCTCCGCCATTCGCTAACTCCTTTCGGTATCCCCGCCTCCGCTTGCGCTTGCCTCTGGCTTGTCCATTTCGATACGAATGGGTTGCAGCGGACTATTGAACGTCAGGATCGTTAGATAGAAGCGTCCCTGCAATAGCATCCGCACTCGCTCGATGGATGAAAGTTTCCAGCAAGTCACTACCGCCCCGTGCACATCGCGCCTAACTGGAAGAGGAATATACTCGGGCTGATCCTTTGCATAGGTGACAAGCTCCAATTCTTCGATTGCTGGGTCAACTGGAATCACTTCGCACCCTCCTTGGCTTCGGCCTGCTGCTCCGCTTTGGCCCACGGCTTTTCGCCTAGCGTTGTTTCCTTCAAGGCCAACTCGAAAGTGGGGCACTCATAAAGTTGCGCCAGCATAACACCAGCGCTAAATCCATCGCGTGCCGCCTTCGCTTCCGCGCTGGCGATCTGCGCCTTGAGTTTGTCTCGCTCGGCTAGCAAATCTAGTACGGCTTGCACCTTGGCTGGATTACGCTCTCGCTCAAGTTCTAAGCGGAGTGCGGCGTTGTCGGCTTTCAGGTTGATGCGCGCTTGAACTACATCTTCATTCTTTCGCGAGCACTCCGTCCAGTCGGCGGCAATTCTTTCAAGAGGTTCAGCGGCTTCCAATATTTCCGTCGCGGCGGCAGCAAACTCTTTGTGCCAGTTGTCGTCGTTCCACTCGTAGGGTCCGCGGCCTTCCGTCAGCCAATCGCGTGACTTTACAGCCTTTATAATTGCGGTTATGTGCAAGGCAACTTGGCTGCGGTCGTGCTCCAGTAATTCACGCAACGGAGCCACCAGCGCCGCATCATGCTCCGCGAGTGCGTTTGGGTTCGGAACGAGGGCGAGGATGTGTTGCTGCCATGCTTGCTGATCTGTAGTGTTACTCGTGCGGTAATCCTCTTTGAGGACAGCGTTGCAGGCACATAGTACGCGGCCATCGTGGAATGGATCGCGACAGCCGACGAACATGTGCCCAGCCACCTGCCCCGCGAACAGCGCGAGTGCCGCTTTGGCATCCCTACAATCCGCGCAGCCATCGCCATATTCGTGACCGCCTTGACCGCAATTCGCAGCCGAGAGGTCGGGGCCGGGTAGTGCGCGGATGGTTTCTTGGCACCACTGGCGTAACGTAATCTCGTTCTCCGTGACTCCTAAGCCATCAAGGGCCTGTGCGCACGCCTCTTTGGTCGCCGCGATGGCGTCGTGGCGTGAGGATTCGATGAACACAATAAGTTCATCAATGTCCAGCACGATTCCATTGTGTCCCAAACGCTTACGCATAGCCCACAGCTCTTCCCGCAGCTTGCTTGCCCCGTCTGGGTTAGGTGTCATGGCTTCACGTTCCTATCCTTCCCCGACCTACGCCGCGAAGTTGTCGATTCGCTCTTGAAGCACGCCTTCGTACTGAACCATGATGTCGAACTGCCTGCGCAGTCTAGTTTTCTCGGCATCGGGCAATGCAGCATAGGTTGAGTTCGTTGGATTACTGATAAAGGTTCCGAGCCTTTCGCGCTTTGAGGTGAGGTCTTTCAACTCAGCTACTACCCGTTCCTGATGTGGTTGCATCGCTCTCTCCTTATGCTCGCGCTCAGGCCATGCACACCTGCCGCATAGTCCTGGATTCGCGGGCCAAACCTTAAACTGGTAGCAAGGCGTTTCAGATCGTCCGTAGCCCATTTTCCCAAACCGAGTTCTCGGTGATCGGCATCAGCTAGCGCTTCCACCTGACCGCCACTTAAGTAAGTCTCCGAGGATGTGCCAAGCTAAATCGAAGTCTCCTGCATCATTGGCCTTCGTGAGGCTTTTAATTTGGCCCATCAGGTTTACGTAGTCTCTGTCGTTAAGTTCGTAGCGCTCAATGTGTGGGTTGACTCGATAAAGGGCGTCCATGATCTCTGTATCGTTCGGGAATGACTTGTCCTGCATCCCTGCTTCGCGGCAGAGCGCCCCGCCCACGCAATAGTGGTCGTCAATGCTGCATCCATCTATGGCTCGCAGTGGTCGCGGATACTTCTCCTTCAGAAACTTGAGCGACAATTTAGGCTTGGGCGTCATCTCATCCTTCCTTCCCGATTACCAAAGCGCGTTGCTCTAGAAGTCTCATGTAACTTTTAGCTCATGCAAAACACTTCGGTCAGGCATCTGTGCCGGGGATGGTTGGGAGCGTTGCAACTCCGGTTCTGGTGGTTCGATTGAGGCCAACCATTGGCATAATTCTTCAATCGTCCAGTCTCTTTCTTCGGAAACATGAAAGTCGAACAGGTGAACGATGGCGGACATTACGTCTGTTGTGCCGTCCTCTGAAAGTAACGTCGGACAGCAAGGAAGGACCGTTGCCTGTTTCAGCCAGGGCCACAGGTGAAGTGCATCACCATCGCCAGCAAACGGATTGCACGTGTAGCCATTGGCCGCGAGCCCCATACCGAGAGCACAACCAGAGCCATCGGGATAGAAGATTGCCCCGCCTTTTGCCTTGATTATCGAGCTCCCCAATAAAATAGCTTCACTTAATCGCATGTTCAACGCTCCTTTTGATCCGCACCACAGCGTTTGCTGCGCGCGGGTTTGGATAAAACGTAATAGGTCGGTCCAAAAGACGCTTCACGCCGTCCTCCGATCGCGGGGGATCACGGACTCTTCCAACATGGTTACTCGAACCCACGTCCGCGCGCTTCCATCAAAGAACTTACTGACCCACAATTGAGATACCTGCGAATCGTCTGCGAACACGGTTCCGGTCATTGCGTCTAGCAGGGCTCGTGCGAGCTTGTCCAGATCCGGTCGCGTGGTCTTGTGTATATCCCTCTTTTTGCCTCTTTTAGGTCGCGTGAAGTAGAACCCTGCCTCAACTCGAACGGGACCTTCAATGCAGCCCTCTATGAAAGACTCCACCATGGCTGCGTGGGCATTTGCTGCCACTTCCTGACGCCAAGGCTTCAGATTCGCATTATCGCTCGTGAGAACTGGACGCTTCCAACCTTTCGGAGTGAAGCCTCGCATCGAGCCCTGGTGCTGCGGCTTGCCAAGCACATCGAAACAGAGAATCGTGGCTGTCATGCGCCACACTTCACAAGAACGTGAAATTGAGTTGCCGTGTCGGTGTAGACGTAGCGAAATTCTTTCAGTTCAACGAGTCGATCTACACAGGCCAGCATCGCCCAAGAATCGCCACTGATGGCTTCCATTGCGTGCTCTACCGTAAAGGCTCCGGCTATTCGTGCGAGTTTGTTGGCATGGTCGCGCACCTTGAGGAAATCGCGTTGCCCCTCTTCGGTGAAGATGTAGGGCTTCTCTTTTTCGTAGGAATAACTCATGCCAGAGACCTGAATGCATTACTGCCGCAATCGCAAGAACGCCCCGAAATACACGGCTGTACCGTGTCACACCATTGACAACGAACCATCGCCACTTCCACGTTGGCCGCAATCTTCCGGCTGGCAATATCAAGTAAGCCATCCAGGGCGGTCTTGCGGTCTAGGTCGAGGCCACGATTGAAGGGCTCTAGGACTTGGTGGAGTAGTTCGTAAATCTCGTCGGCGGTCATGGCTTGCCCCGCAAGTAGTGGTAACAACAGCAATACCTACACCATTCGCCATACCATCGCCCAATGTGATAAATGCCATTTCGCCACACATCGAGCGTGCGCCACGTTGTATCTATAGGCCGCCGCTTGTCGCTCATGCTGCCCCCATCCACCGCAGTCGTACCCGCGGATGCAGTTTCGCGTGACAGGCGCCACACAAAGTTACGGTATTGCTCATTTCGTCCGACCCTCCGCGGCCTCTCGGGATGACATGGTGTAAATGCCCGGTGTACCAGTCCACTTGCCGATCGCACCTTTCGCCATCCTCACCTTCACCAGTACAGCGAGAGCCATCGCGCAAGAAAACCTGCGCGCGCAATATCTCGATGTCTCGCCCGAACAAGAACCGCTTACCGTCGAGCCGCACGTAGCTGCGAGGGTCGGTGAACTTAGCCGCTGCGGTTGCTGCCGGGTCTTTGTGGCCTCCGCCGCGCATGGCTACCTTGTCTTGCTCATCGCTATGGGTTGCGACAAGTCTAAATGCGCGGGCCAAATCTGTATGGCAATCTCGAAGCTGAGAATTGCCAGCGAGAGGCCGATACCTCCGCCCGCATAGCGATAAAACCCAGCGCTGAGAACATCTAGCCGAAAGCCAGCATTCAAGGGCCAATGTCTCTTCCACGGAGTTTGATACTGCACGATGTAACGTCTGCTCATTCCATCTCCCCCTCTTCTGGATGCGGCGTCCGCCGAGAGTCATTTTCTCTTCCGTGGGCGTCTGCGAAACAATCCATCTGGCTCTGACTCGATGATGTCCGCTATATCACCGAATGATTTCCCATGGTCGTTGTCATTAGCAAGGGACGCGGTGCCGTAGTCACCATTCTCATGTTTAAGCCCAAGCCACAGGCGTACCGATCTAGGTAGTGCGCCATTTGAAGGCTCGTAGCGTTTAATTACTCCGGCTTTCATGGCTAGTTCACACGCAACTCCGAGGCAACAAAAGCGGTCATCGTCTCTCTTGAGCTGATACCAACCTTGTGCATATTTACCGCTTCTAAGCGCTTGTACCCATTCCTTTGCATTGGCATTTAAGCTCATGCTTCCTCCTGTTCTTTCTCTTCTGGATGCGGTGCCGCGTTCTCCAACCGATAGCAAGCAACATCGAAGCCCATCGGAGTGCCGAACCTCTTTTTCAGGTACGTTGTGACATTTACGAATCGCTCCGCTAGATCCGGTGGCCATTCCCGAAAAATGATCCGCTTGCCCTTTTCCTTGCGAACCGCCCGCTCGCGCGTCGGGCTCCAGATAAGAATCCCTTCGCGCCATTGATCCGCCGACACGCTGCGGAGTAGTTCAAGCGCCTCTTCGCGGGAGTGCAGGGAGGTCGCCAATTAGCGCTTCTCCGCTTCCACGCGAACCTCAGCGGGATATGCCCCTGCACTGCCGGGGGTCCAGCTCTTGTAGCCTGTAATCCTACGCATCGCCTTGCGCCTAGCCAGCAGGCATTGGGCACAACTCGCCTTGGATCCGGGCACTAATGGCCGCTTACCGCAACTACCACATAGTCCGTGAGCGATGTAGAAGTGGTAATCTTCGCTATTCACGATGCCTTCTTTCCTAGCCACTCCTGATACTTGGCTTGCCCTTCCGCGCTCACGCATTCACAGAGCGTAGCCTTGCGAATGGTTCCTTGCTGGACGATGCGGTAGCCTGTTCCTGAGCATTCCCTGCAGTCCCTAGTCCGCTTAGACTCTTCGCCCAGAGCCGCTACTGTGGGAGCTAGTCCTTTCACGTGCGAGGCGCATGGAGGGAAGTCTCCATGCCACTCCGTTAAGGCTCGGTCTACCGCCGCTTCAATTTGCGGTAAGGTCAACTCCCGCCAACTGGTCGCATAGGCCACAACCTCATCGACTGTTGCTTTTTTGGCCCAGCCTGCGAACAGCTTCTGCACGAGTGGCGGCAGCTTCTCGTTCTCCTCTTCCGAGCGGATCATCTTGCCCTCCGATTTCCTTCGGCTCCCAGAATCCTTTCCAGCCATACAGAATCGCGTTTTCGATGATTAGTTTCGGGTCGAGCCCTTTTAAGCGAAACTCGTTGAGTTGATTTATTAGCCGCTTATGGGCAAGTGGTGTGTTGGGCGCCTTCAACTTCGGGCGCACCTTTTTCGTGTACTCCTCCCAAGCTTCGAGAGGGAGCCAGTCTGGAAGTAAGACTTCACTGGTATTAAATTCTTTAGAACTTAAAGAATTAGGAGTTAATACAAATACGTGGTTTGCCTCATTTGTCCGCGATTTGTCCACGGACATGCGCTCATTTTGTTTTCGAAGGCGGTCTTTATCTCTGTGTTTCTGGATGGTTTGCAGTTCTGATGCTTGCTCATTCCAGCAGCGCTCAAAGGCAACCATCTCTGGATCGTAGATTACGCCCTGCTTATTTCTGTGAATGATTCCAGCTTCGTCTAGTTGACAGAGGCCAAGTCTGTAGGCCGCCTCTTCAAAGCCGCATCCGCGTGCAGCCATGGAGTCGGTCAGAGCAGTCCCGGAGGTTCCGCACAAGTAGCCGTACCTTACCGATTCACTCATAAGCAAGCGCATCCTGTACCACTGACACTGCACTTCTGGCCCACAGACAAAAACCCTACTTTCATTACGGGACGAAATCGCTAGAAACTCGGGCCTAGGCACCCTTGGCTACCAATCCCCTTCGACTGCCTGGTACGGCGCGCTATGCGCTTTGTTACGCGAAACAACACTACCCTGCGCAGCGCCCTTGGCCTGTAGTCGCTTAGCTCGCATCTTCTCCCGCAAATCCTCTTTCTTGCACTCTGACCCACAGAAGCGGCGCTTGTAGTCCACCGAGCCATCTGGCTTGTGCAGGTGCATTCCACATCTTGAGCAGATCCTCATACTCTGTCCCGCCGCACTTGAAGTAGGCCACACTTCCCGCATTCACGCCGCTGTTCTATGAAAGAGCCTATGGTGTAGCGCTGTTCTGGAGGCAGCATCGTTCCCGTAAGGCGGTCTCCCGTCTCTTGCACAGAGCCCTCTTTAGTCACTTTCCACCTTTCCCACTTATGCCAGCAGATCATTCCTCGGACCTCTGATAAAGGCGCTCAAGTAGCTCTATCTCACAATCAGCCTCGGTCTTGGTGCGAACCGTAGGTGGGGCGATGCCATCCCCATCGCAATGCGAGCAGCGCCCGTGCTTGGTCAGGTCCACATAGATCAGGCAATCCAGGCAAAAGGGGCGCTCGTAGTTCACTTCAGCACCTTGGCGCCACGGTGGGTATAGTCACTATGGCTCCAACCCTCACGCCGTGACTCCGAGAGGGCTTCCTTGTCGAACCTGCTATTTCCTGACCAACATTCCCGACACATAGGCGTTCCAGCCACGATGCGGTGCGCTTCAACCTCGCGGTGGTCCCTTTCCAGACAGTAGGTGCAGAGAGTCACGCTTTCACCGCACCAACAAGTTTGCAATCCAAGGCCCGTAGATAAAGATCCACGTGGTCATAAATCTCCCATACCTGTTCAAGCGTGATCGCATCTCCACTCCATACGGCCTGTTGGTCGCATACACCTGCAACGATCTCAGTAATGGCGTGGGAAACATCCACGGCTCGTAGTGGCTTCTCAGGTTCCACGGCGCACCTCCTTAGTAGGGAATATGCTCGACTGCATCTAGGCTCTTACGCAGCACGCCTTCCAGTCCGCTTTTCAGTTGCACCACTACCGTCTCAACTTCCGCAAGGAACTTGACTGCCTCCGCCTCCATTTCCGCGATCCGCTTGTCGTCGCGTGGCAGCCGGCAGATGAATAGGTCAAGAGGTTCGGGGAAGTCTGGGCAGTAACTCACGAATGTATTAGCGATGCATCCGGTACACGCCATTTGCCAGTGCATTTGAGGCAGGTATTCTGCCGGCACAACTTCAGCAAGTAGGTACTCGGCGTGGGTTTCCGGCTTTGGAACCTTTATCTCGATGAGTTCATCTCCAGCGAGTCCGTCTGGTGAGCATCCAGCCCAAGCTAAACTGTCTCTGTTGGGATGAAGGACAAAATCGACTAGCTTTACGTTAATATCGGAGCGAAGTTCATATGCGGCGCGGGCTAGTGGCTCTAGTTCAATTCCCCGCTCCATCCAATAAGAGACGAAGTGAGCGCTCGGCTTCTTTGTGATCCTTTCGACAGCGAGTTCCAAGCGCAGATCAAGGTATGCCTGCAAGGGTTGGTGGGGATCACGCTTACGCTTGGAAATGGCGTCTGCAATCCGTGAACTTGTGAGCATCCCAAGGTGGGCGTCGAACCATTCCTGAGTTCGCTGGCCTCCACAATCCACAATGTTCATGCTTCACCTACCGGCACAGCCAATGCCCGATCAATAGACCATCCGCGATATACCCTCTTATGGATGGGGCGGTAAGACAGTCCCTTTCGGCGGCACGCCTCTTTGAGAGTGACGCGCTCACCGCCAAGGATTACGAAGATGCAGTTGCGGCGATTACTGTTCTGCTCGGTCCTAGTCGCCCAACGGCAGTTGTCAGGTCCATATCCGCGATTGTTGTCCGTGCGGTCCAGCAATCCACCGGGCGGTCTCGGGCCAACATCAGCAACGAAATTATGGAAGTTGCGCCATCGTTCGCACACCGTGATGCCGCGCCCGCCGTAATCTGGGAATTGCCGATGCGTTGGCTCATCGCAACGTCTGCGCATCTGGCACCAAATGCGGTATAGCCCTATATTCCGGTGTAATTTAACGCCTGACTTCTTTACCGCTCGCGCAATCGCTGCTGCCTCGGCTCTTTTCACGCGCTCAACTCCTTCTCCCGCTTCTCGCGTGCCTTCATAAATATGCCGATAGCTTTGGGATCGGATTCGCGCAAACCTTGCTTGATGGCCTCCTTGTAGGCATGCTCCAGTTCGTCCTTATTGGAGGCGAGGTTGATGTTTTCTAGGCAATCCGCGGCGTTCCCCATTGTCATCCCATCTGAATCCTCATCGCTGGTCGCCATGCCCAAAACACCGAGCAGGGTGTAGCGACGCAAATAACTCACAGCGGAGCCAATAGCCTGGATTGCATTTTTCGATCCGCTAGTGTCGGCGCCGGTAGGCCCAAGCGCATTCTCTATGGAGTGTCCCTGCGTGTGCCGCAATACGCATGTGACGCTGATCCCGTCCTTGGAGCACTCCTGCCTCCAGTTATAGGACAATCCATGCTTCGCCAAGATCGGGCCTAACGTGTTTGCGATGACATCCAGCGGCGTGAACTTGTAAGAGGTTCGACTTCCTCCGTTTCGGCCTTCATAGCCGACCTCTTTGGTCTTTTCTAGTTTTGGAGCTTCGGCCTTGAAATCAGCAAAGGCTTGCTCGAATGCCTT